CATTCCTACTATTTGTGCTATCGCGCCGCCTAAACTGTGGCCTGTGATATAAACGGTATGTTCTAGTGTGTAGAGTTTTACATTGTTTACAAAAGTATTGTCTATGGATTGCATAACATAAGTTGACGCATCTAAGAATCCTTTATGTAGATATATTCCCAATACGTCATCTTTTATCAGTCTTGCATCCAAATCAGCAAGAACATTATTCTCGTTTGCAGTGCCCCTAACAGTGATAATCGTAATACCATTATTCTGTTTTACCTCAAATACAATCTCATCAGTTGAACCATTCTCATAAATTGCAGCAGAATACTCTGCGTGTTCAATGAGTGATTCTATTGTAACTGGTAGAGTTGATTTATCACCACTACCCAAATCATTATTTTTGTCTACTATGTTCTTTGCACATCCACTAAGTAGTAGAATGATCCCCACTAACAATGTGTGTCTTGATAGTTTCTTTAAGTGCTTCAAGGTCTGCATGAAGTTCTCCAATTTCTTTATCTTGATTTTCATCTTTATCACCCTTCTTCCAAGCGGTCGCACCTAAAATAGCCCCAAATGATAAATGAAACATTGCACCTCCTGCAAGAGTCAATGGCACCCAGCGGGTTGCATCACAAACTAATCCCTTAGACACCATCATATTACAGTATGAGTCCATCTGCATATTCCAAACAACTGGCCCTATAAAGAAGTCACTCAAACAAATCCAAAGATATACTAGAGCTGCCCAATCACGCCAAAATTCATTGATGGTTTTGTTTATATTCATGTTTATACCCCATTCAAAATTTATCTCTACATACCACACTTAATTGACAAAAACCTTCTCTAAAATTCTGCCAAACTATACCGTTCCAACCAAACTGATTATCAATTATGTCTAATACATCAGTAAAAATCGGCAATTCAAACAAAAATATCACCATTGCACCAAACATACCAGCAAGGAATGCTGAATAAGACCAACGTATCCACCTATACTTAACAAGTGCGAGAGTCTTACCGCTAGTATACATTTCATTAGCTAATGCATCATATATTGTGTCATCGGTTCGTAGCGTATCAGCATAATTTTCTTTATATTCTTCCACATCCATATGAGAAAAATGACCAAAATAAAGTGGTTTGAAATGCGGTGATGTTTTATCTAGATTTCCGTAACTATCTTTTGGATAATTGGTGTTAGGTATTATCGCTACTATCGCACACAATAATGATAAAATACAGCAAACCGCAAAGAACATCAATGGATATTTCATTACAGGATTGTCTAATTCTGCAACTGTAACTGAAAACACAATCGCTGAAACTGTAATCATTATGTTGGCCTTTTGATCAGCCATTATATTCAACCGCATCTGATTGGTAACATTCAATCTGAAAATGTTATCTACTGCGGTTCTATCTTCTGGAACGTTATTGAATATATTCTTACCCATTACTTCAAGGGCGGTGCATACAATAGTCCACCTTTATTGTATAATTTATTAAGACCTCGTTTTAGTCCTAACTTCTTTGTGATATTACGGTCAAATATTTCTTTATAGTTACCAACTTGTTTTATTATATCATACGACCAAGTAGCAGGCAACCCCAATTTTGCACCAAGATTAGGATGATCTAAACCATTCTTCTCACCCATAAATCTTTGGATGTTGGGATCTATATTGTTCTTGAAAGTGTCAATGTTTTTTGAGTTGATACCCATCTCTTCTGCAATAAACAAAACATATATTGACCATCTTACTATGTCAGACCATTGTTGATCCCCATATCTAACGACTGGTCCTAGAGGTTCTTTGGATATTATCTCTGGAAGTATCATGTGTCTATTGGGATCTTTGAAACCTAATCTATTAGATGCTAGACCAGATCTGTCCGTTCCGTACATATCACATCCACCATCAATGTACATTTGTTTTGCTTCTTTGTCTGGTGGTACAGGAACAGGAATGTAATTTATGCCATGAGTCGCAAAGAAGTCTGCAATGTTCTTTGCACCAGTTCCAGTAGAACTAAAACAAATCTTTGCCCCTTCTAATTGTTTTGCTGAAGATACACCAAGTGTTTTTCTTACAATAAATCCTTGACCATCATAGTATGTGGTGGGCGCAAACTCAAGTTTTTTGAGTACGTTTCTAGTGAATGTATAGGTTGTTGCGGCTGAAAGGATGTCAATAGTACCATCTATCAAAAATTCAAATCGTGTTTTACCATTAACTACAACGAATTCTATAGCAGTTGCATCACCAAACAAGGCAGTTGCAACAACACGACACATATCAACATCAAACCCTATCCATTTTGTACCATATTCATTACTCCATGTCTCCTGTGAGAAGCCTGGAAACTCATCATTAGTTCCACAAATAACAACTCCTCTTTTCATCACTCTATTAAATGTACTACTGTAGGAAGGATTGTATTCTAGCGTGATGGTAGTATTGTCCTCCTGACCAATAGCTGTATTATCTACAACCATTATCCAAAACAACCATACCAAACAAGCAAAAGCTTTTCCCATGAATATCATTGTAACGCCCGATATACTTCTAATAATTCAGCATCTGGCATTGGTGTCGCCATAGTATAATATCGTTGATGTCCAACCGACATGAAAGATTTAACATCAGAAAAACTTGGATATTTCTTTAAGAGGTTGTGGAGTAGATAATCGGGACTTAGATGACACTCTGCACATTGATTATCTTTCGCAAATACTCTGGTTGATTTTTTGTATCGTTCTGACTGTACTAGAATGGAATTAAGATCCTTTTCCATAAATGTAACTTTTTTATCTATGTCAGGTATAACCATAAAGATTAAATATACAAGAAGTGCGATAATAACATAGATGAAAGATTTACTAGCAACTGTTTGGTCTTTAATCATATTTTCTAATACTTGAACTTCTTCAACCTTTTTATCTATTTCTTCAATATCATGTTGTAGTATTTTTTGGTCTTTGCCATTTGCAACAACCTTTTCTTTTTCAGCCATAATCTATTTCCCTTTCCCTACTTCATTCAATTTTTTAGTTATCTGTTCACCAAACCACTTGAGAACAATTGGAATACTCACATTAGAAGTGAGTCCAAAAAGATATCCAATAGGAAAGTGATAATCTTTATAGGGTTGAAGTTGGTCAACATTAGTGAATACAATTAAAATTAACATGTATCCAGTTACAGACATTCCCATATTAATAAGCAGATCAAGTGTAATTAACGGCCAATGACCATTATACTTTTCTTTGTGATCTTGTCTATAATTAAATAGAAATATCCAGAATGAAGAGAATAGGACTAATCCTAACATTATCCATTCTGCAGTATTAAATAATTCATTCATAAAGTCCTCATTTATAACCGATTTCTTTCAATTGTTTGATTGTATTACTGGCACTTGTATGATGGACTCCAATTCCTCGTGCTTTACTAAATTCTTGTATGTTACCTAAATGATCATCAATGAGTAAATTAGGTCTACCATCTCTACCATCCATAGCGAAATTTGCTTTATTTTTTCTAGATACAGGATATATATTCTTTTGATCTACTCCAAACCATCTTTTCATAAATCTGGCCTTATCTGCAGCTGCACGTTTTGCAATCGGCCCTCTTGATGATCTTGGAATGGCAGTCAAAATAAATGGATCATATTTTCCTATGAACCCCCACAATTGTTTTGCATCGGCCATTGGTTCTAAATTTAAGAAAAAATCATCTGGTAATTCATCCCATCTATCATCACTAAATTTCCTCCCAATCTGATCCTTCACTCCCTTTACGAAATCTGCTAATACCCCATCCATATCACAATAAATTTGTGGTGAATCAAATTCTACTAGATAGTGTTTAAATTTTTTATCCATAAATCCTTATATTTTATAAAAATAGACAGTAAATTCTGCATTATTTTCCATGTAATCTTCAATAATTTCTATTTTGCTGTGATCAAAGATATTTAATCTTCGTTTTATTTTTTCTGGATCGTATGCTTCATATTTAGAATCTTCATACGGAGATCGTAACATATTGAATATAATCCCTTTATTGGCATGAGATATCATATTACCAATAATCGAAAACGAGTGTTCTTCCCTCAAACCTATATTAAAAACACCGTTTGCAATAGCCCAATCATATTTTATAAACTCAGGTAGTCCATCTATTGTACCACACATTGTATTGATATCTTCATCTATCAAATCAATTGCTTTTTTGTTTGGGTCAACTCCAAGATATTTGCCAGACCATCCTTGATTTGACAAATAGGTATGAAGATGTGCTACTCCACATCCAACATCTAAAATTGAATCATCATTACCAATTCCGCCTTCATATATTGTTTGAAACCTCTTCTGTGCATTCTCAGTACCATCCATCCAACCCACACATTCTATTGAATTTTTATCATACTTGTCTACATACTTGGAATATACGTCATCAACCAAAAGTTTTGTTTCTTTTCTGGTATTGATAGATATTTCTTCTGTTATGTAATCTTTAAATTGTTTCATTTTTTTCTCGATAATCTTTAATTGCAGCTTTAATAGCGTCTTCTGCTTTAAACTTCCAGTTTTTGATCGTTTGTCTTGAAATCTTTTTTTCTCATTACTGTCTTCGCAACGAGATCAAGCATTCCACCCTTATCTATATTTAATACAAATGGAAGATTTACATCTGTTTCCATATCGTGAATTACTGCCTCTGCATCTGGATTCATTTTTGATATTTTCTTACCGTATTTTTTATACGTTAAACGAAACAATCTAATAAGTTCAGCAGTACTGATTGGTTTCTTATTTCGTTCATCATTGACTCTATCAAGAAAATGTTTGGTGAATTCAATATCAATTCCAACGGCCGCAAATAACTTGTCTGCATATTTCTCTACTTGATCCAAATCGTTTTTGGATACTTCTTCATTTAAATGTTGTTTAAATGTTTTCATTTTTTATTTATCAGAGTTATTAATTCTTTTGTCGATTTGATTTGTATATTTTTCCAAACACTCTTTAGCATTTTCAATTCATCCTCGCCATCGGAGCCCCAATCCACTCTTCCAAATTGTTCCCATTTTTCTGAAACCACATATACATTCTTAAGTGATATTTGATTTACTATACTCTCATTATAAAAATGCTTCTTATTTAAACTTACATTCATTGCTCTTCCATACTTTCTCAATTCATCTCTTGTTCTTTTATTTTTCTTAAGAATTTCTTCGCAATTATCAATGTACTCTTTAATGAATTGTCCTTTTTCCTTTTGAGATAATACTTTTGCCAATTCATTTAATACAAATCCACCTTGTCTTGCATTATTTGGATAAGGTTTATTACTATATTTCTCATATATCTTCTTCACCATAAATTCTAAATGGCGATACATATTAGGAAAAAGTTCCTTTGTAACACTAATTCCTCTTCTCCCACCTTCTAATCGTTCAGACCATGCATCTTGATCCATAGATACCAATTCTGTCCCTTCCAATTCAACTACAAAACCCCCACCAGTTTCAATTCCCTCAAAAGGCTGTTGGTCTGATGGTTCTATTTCCGTCAGTACCGAGATAGAAGATTTCTTTCCTTGTAGTTTTATTAATCCTTTCACTCCTGTCAGATCCGTAACGTGCCATGCTGTAATTGTGTCAAGTGTACCAAATGCTCTCTCTAAAGCAGTTGGTGATAAAATCAATGCGGGAGTTTCCGCATTAGTAAAGATCATGTCTTTGGTATTAAATCCAGCTTGAGCTTCAAAAATATATTGATTAAATGTTTTCATTTTTTCCTTTTTGATCCTACCAATCTACTTTTTTCTGCTCTTCCTCTGTTGATACTAGCATCTTCCATTCCAACTATTTTACCATTTTTGTGTGATGCATCTTTTCCATCACCATTGCCATAAGTTCCTTTGTCTCTATTATACTTATTCAACTCGGCTCTATATTTTTTACTCTTTGTTGATGATTGGAACTTATTATATTCATGTTTGTAGTCACGTTCTTCCTTTTTTCCCATAAGGCTTTCTAGTTCATCATCCGTAACTTCTGGGTGCATCTTTTTAATTGTTTCTACACTATCTCCTTTTTTAATCATTATTTTTACGTGTGCGTCAACTTCTTCTTCAACCGATTCAAATGATAAGATGTTACCTTTTTTATCAAGTTTAATATTTTTAATACCAAATCGGGTTTGCATATTTTTCTTTTTACGTTCATCAGAGGCCAGTCGGTCAAGGTCTTTCCAATAGTAATTCATTTGCTGTACTTTTTGTAGATGACTCATCGATAGTTCATCTATGTATTGATTAAATGTTTTCATTTTCCCAATTCCTTCTTAGCAACTTCTCTTGTGTATGCTTCTAACTCTATGGCGGCATCCCATATTTTTACTTTCCATCCCTTAGACTTCGCAAACTCCATTAATTCTTGGTGTTCTGGATACAAAGAGGCTTCTTTCTCAGTCTGAGCAATTTTTAGTTTTAGTTTAAAAAAGTGAGCGGTCTTGACCTTAAAGTTATTGACTATTTGCTCATCCCACGATAAATCGGTTGATCGTTTCTTTGCGTAACTCAACATGGCATTCTCAAATGTATCAATATTTTTCTTGATAACCTTTTCCATTCCATCCATATAATCTTTTATTATCATACTCATTGTTTTTTTGTCTACCTTTCTCTCCGCCATTCTCCAAAGTTCCCATACTGTTGCGTTCTCTTGAAACTCACCCCTTTTGAGATATTTCTTAACCAGAGCGTCAAACATTTTTTCAAGGTCTTTCTCTACTGCAGTAAACTTTGTCCACCGT